AAATAAAGCAAAACAGAACGCTCAACAAGAGGCATTTAGACAAAATTTAGAAAATAAAAGTCAATACGAGAAAAATGCAATGGAAAAAAATCTAGAACAATTTCAAAAAAATCAACAAAAAAAAAATCAAGTACAACAACAACCAGTTCAACAAATTTCTGAAACTGCTGAACCAATAAATGTTAATAATTTATTAAAACAATTAGATGAAGAAGGGAGTGAAGAAAATGCAGAAATTGAACAACAACTGTCAGATTATAATGTAATGATTACTGCAATGGATGAATTCCATATCCAATTTGAACAAAGACAAGCAAAAAATTCCGAGGCGATCGATAAGGTAGGAGAACAACTTAACACATTACAAGAAAAACTTAATAAATTAAACACTGAAAAAGAAGAACTAACCAAACAGTTAAATGAAACAAAAGTTTTATTAAACACCACAAATGCGGACCTTACTAAGAAAGACAGTGAAGTTGAACTATTACAAGGACAATTAGGGGATAAAGAAACCGAATTAAAAGAAGCAGTTGCGACCAGTGACAAAAAAAATAATGAAAATATATTAGAACTTGCTAAGTTAAATAGCTTAATAAAAAAAATTAAACATAGATTAGATAGTGAAATGGCTTCAAAAAAAAAACTTCAAGACGCAATGAAAAAATATTATAGTCAATTTCAGTCTCAAAAAGTAAAACTAGATTCTAGGTTTGAAGCAGCTGAGAACATTAAGCAAAAAATTGAAAATAAGAGTAAGAAAATTACTGACCTTCAAGAGTCTATTAAAGTTAGTCCATTAGCAAAGCAACAAATAGAACAAGTTCAACAACAAGTTCAACAAGTTCAACAACAAATTCAACAACAAGTTCAACAACAAGTTCAACAACCAGTTCAACAACCAGTTCAACAACAAAATCAACCAGTTCAACAACAAGTTCAACAAGTTCAACAACAAGTTCAACAACAAATAAAACAAAAAACTCATCAACAGATGATGGCAAGTACAAATCCTAAAGATAAAGCTTATCAAGACCTATACCGAGGTGGAAAAAGAAGAGTTAATTTAAGATGGAGAAATGTATCTGCTAGAGTTTTATTAGGTGGATATAAAAGAGATTCTTTAAATAGAATGGCTAAAAGATGGGGAATTAAAAATCCAAAAGCAATGTCAAAAAAAGGAGATTTAACAAAAGTAATGCATTTTTTAATGTATGCTAAATATGGAGATGTTACTAAACGTAATCAACTTAATATTATTGCTAAAAGTATTGGTCTTAATCCAAAACAATATAAAAAAAAGATGGATCTTTATAATGCGATTAATAAAAAAACTTCAAAACTTTCTTTTAACTTAAAAGGTGGTAAAAGAAGAACAAAAAAAAATTAAAATTGAAAAATTAATAATCTATTACTACGATAAATATAAAATATAAAATATAAAATATAAAATATAGTCTTTTATGAATATAAAACTCAATAAAGACCTTATTTTTACATCTTTTGATTTCATTATAGATGAAATTCAAGAAATTGATGTAGATGATTATTTTGAAAGTATCCATGAATGTTCTAATTCTTCTGCGGAAGATAAAGAATTATTCCATATTAATTCACTTATACATGAGTATAAGCAAAGTTCTTATTTTCAACTAAATCGATTAGATTTATTGAAAGAACTAAAAAATTTAGATAATTTTTGGTCATATGATATATTTTTTAAAGTAAAACAAAATATGTTCAAAGTGTTTGATTTAATTGATAAAAAGAAAACAAAAGAAGATTTTTTTAAAACGCATTTTGTCAAATATTGTCAAGTTCTTATACAATTATCTGAAAATGTTGATAAATGTGAACAAAAAATAGAGATTATAAAAGCAATTTTTTATATTTGTAATAAAAATAAAATAATAATTTATAAACGTTATAATCTTTTATATAAAACAATTTTGAAGAAATTTGACGAGTTTTTGAATGAAAATTCAGTAAAGAACAATTTAGAGGTATTAACAATATTCAATAGATATAAAGAACTTTTTAGTAGAAATACGATAGAAAGTGATATAAAAAAAGAATATTTAAATCGTCTGTAATTAATTAAATAGAAAATAAAGGGACTGGAATTAATAAATTAATAAATTCATTCCTGTTTAAAATTCATATTACATCCCTCAGTTGCTAGTTGATCAGCAATTTTATTACCTTTCCAGATAGTATGTTCCCAAGAACCAGTATTAACTGGTTCAGGTTGATGACTATTAATATGTTTAAATTGTATTGTTTTAATATTCCGGTATTCATCAATTTCTTGAATTAAATCACTATGTGCGACAGGTTGTCCTTTAGAATTTTTCCAACCTTTTTTTTTCCAATTTTTAATCCATTTAGTAATACAATTAATGGAGTAATTAGAATCTGTATAAATAACAATATTATTACTAGTGCTATTTTTAATAGCATAAGCAATAGCTTCTAATTCACCTCGTTGATTAGATGGTTTTCCTTTTTTACCATTTGTTGTATCAACATATGGTTTTTGTGGTGCGGAATAATTTTTTGTTTTTGATTTAAAAAAATATACACCAACACCACCTCTAGCATTTTTTTTTCCATTATTAATACATCCACCATCAGTAAAGATAATCTGTTGATTATCAAGGTCACTAGTAATAGTTTCTCGTTTAATTTTTAGTTCCTTTTTTTTTTGTTTATATTTAGGAAGATATTTTTGTTTTAATTCTTCAAAGTCAATACCATAAGTTTGACTAATATCATTTAAAATACCAACTAATAGAAAATTATCCATTATATATTTTATGTTTAATTTAACTAACTAAAATAATTTTCGATTTTATGTATTCTTTTCAATAAAAATAATTTTCCCATTTTTTTCAGTTAATGAAATTGTTTTATTAGATTGTAAAGCATATAATATATCTTCAACATCATGTTTCCAAATATTTTTATCAAATTGTTTATAAAATAAGTGTTTAAACTGATTAAGAGTAAATGATTCTTGTTGTTTTAATATTGTTTGTAATTTAGTGTTTAATTTCTGTTTATTGAATGAAAATTCCCAAGAATATCTATTAATTTTAGGAATATATGGTAATTTGTTAGTAGTTTTAGTAAGTGTTTGAAATAAACCATTTTTATTTTTTTCAAAAAGTTCTTTAATTAAACATGTAAAAATATCATATGTTTTAGTTGATTCACAATCAAATTTAATATCAAGATTTGTTTTAAGTTTATTAATATATTTTTCTGTTAAGTTTGCGTTCCATCCTTGATTAATAATATTTTGGATATTTTGGATCCAATCTTTATCTTTATAAACATGTGGAGATTTTTGTGAATAGTTTTGTTTAAGACTATTATCAGCAATAATAATAATAATTTCGATTAAATTTTTAATATATTTAGTAGGGAAATGGTCAAATATTCTGATTTCAATACCTTCTCCTTTTTTCATAATTTCATTTTTTGTTTTATCAGCAAATTTTTCAGAAATATTTCTAAGGTCACCTCCCATAATAGAATTACACATTGTAATTAGTTTTTTTTTATATTTCTCTTCTCTCCATTCAATTTTATGAGTTGCTTTTCTATCTAGTAGTTGAAAATCAAGTTTTCTAATATCACTACCTGCGAAATTTCCCCAACCAGTTTCTATAACTCTATAAGAACCTTCTGTATATTTATTAGAATCACCAACTGCTCTAGGATCAGTAGATGAAAAAGCAGAAATTAGTAATGGTTCTATCCATTGAATTTGTCTAGCAAATTCTTGATGTTGTTTAATAAATGTACTTAATCTTGTATATTTTTTCCATGGTAAAGTAATATTAATATGATAACTTCCAGTATAATCTAAACATTTTTGATTTGTAAATTTATATTTAGAATAATGAATAGAATTTAGTTTAGGTATTTTACAAATATTAATTGCTCCATAAGAAAATGGTTTAATTTTACCATAAAGATTAATTTTTTGTTTAGAATATTTAGTAAGAATTTGAATTAATTTTTGTTCTCTATTAAATAACTCTTTTGTAATATTTTTAACTTTTGCATTTTTATAATTATTAGTAAGAACTTCAACCATATTATAATTAATTCTAGAAATAAGAGGGCAATCATATCTTCCACTATATTCAAATTCAGGCAATTCAAGTAAAAATTTTTTTTCAGAATCAGTAATTTTAATTTTGTCAATGAGTAAAGGATTGTGTTTATTCCAACAATCACTTACATCATTTTTTTTATAATTTTTACAATAATCACAACATAAATGTTTATAAATATCTTTTGAGAGATAATTAGCATTTATTTTACAACAATACTTAAAGTGTTTAGTTAAATTACATATAATTTCTTGAGTAGGAAAAACAATTGGTTTGCTATTTTTTTTAATATGAAACAAATGAAACTCGTGTTCAATACCTAATCCCCATTGATAATCAGACATCATATATAATATTAAAGTATATAAAATTGAAAATATATATTAATAATAATAAAGAATATATCAAAATATGTCAACAACTCTAATTGGAATTGTAGGAGGTTCGTGTAGTGGAAAATCATCGATATCAAAAAAATTTAAGCAAAGTTTTGGAAAAAATTGTCAAACAATATGTGAAGATTCATTTTATAAATCTTTAACAGAAGAACAATTAAAAACAGTAAAAGATTATAATTTTGATCATCCAGATGCGATTAATTTTAAAGAACTAGAGAGAGTAATTATTAATATTAAATCAGGAAAAAAAAAAATTATGATGCCTTGTTATGATTTAAAGACACATCAAAGTTCTCGATATATAGAGATGGATTTATCAGATGTTCAAGTAATTATTCTTGAAGGTATATTTTTATTTCATCATGAAAATATTAGAAATATGTTAGATATAAAAATTTATGTTGATACTGATAGTGATATTCGTTTGACAAGAAGAATTTATAGAGATCAGATAGAACGTGGTAGAACATTAGAATCTATATTAGACCGTTATCATAAATTTGTAAAATTAGGATATGAAAAATATATAGAACCTTGTAAGAAATACGCAAATATTATTATTCCATATGGTGTAGAAAATTATCCATTTTTAGATATATTTTGTCATATATTTTGTAAATATACTCAACAATAAATAATAAAATTTAAAAGGGACTGATTAAATATATATTTAATCAACTTCTTCAAGATCCCAGTAATGAGATGCGGATAAAGCACAATCATATAAAAATTGTGATTTATCATCATCATATTTCCAATTAAATAAATTTTCAATATATAAATATTCATCTTGTTTTTTGAAATATTTACTATTCAAAATATATTCAGGTAATTGCATCCATTTAGATTTAAATACAATTGCTGATTTTTTTTTGATAAATTCTTGATAACATTCTTCATAGTAATCAAGAATTTGCCATTCATATTCTAATTTGCGAGTATATGTAAGCATATAATTCATAACAACATCAGAATATATTTTAATAAGATCATATTTAGCATCTAATTTTTTGTATTCATCTGTTATATTCAAATTAAATGCATATTCATCAATAATATCCTGAATATCTTTATAAAACATTTTTTCAGTAAATAAGATAATAATCAATCAATTTTAATTTAAACAATAGTTATTTTTTTAGATGCTTCAGTAAATTGTTTTGTATATATGTATCCATTACCTTTTCCGCTATTTCTTGTAGATGGTATTTTAAAATTATGTTTAACAATAGTTGGAATAACATAATATACATTTAATTTATTATAATATCGATTCATTTGGATATCTAAGTAATTATTAATAGGATTAACGATATTGAGTAATTTTTTTGCAGATTTCGGATTAATAATATATGAATATAATCCGCAATTATTCCATGCGTTATTTTGAGTAGTTTCTGCTTTAATTATATTTTTAGATATATTTGAACCATAAATTCTAACACCACCTATAAATATAATATCCCAATCATTTGGAATTTGACTTGTATAATTTTTCAATTTATCCCAAAAATGTTTTGGTAATATAATATCATCTTCAAGAATTAATGTATTTTGATTTGATTTAGCAACTTTTTTCCATATTTGTCTATGCGTTAAAGCACATCCAATACTACCTTTTAATGAACTTCTTCCTTGTTTATTATGATTAAAAAAAGAATATTTAGTTAAATGGATCAAATTACTTTTTTTTAATTTATTAATATTAAGTCCTTGTCCATTAATAGCACTAAATTTTGTAAATTTAATCTTTGCATTTTTACATTGATTTTTAATATGATTCAGTCTTTTAGTATCTTTATCAAGATTAATGACTAATATATTATCAACTTTAATCGGAGTTCCAAAACCTTCAACTTTTCTTTTAGTATAATGAATGAAACATATTATTATAATTACAATTAGTCCAAGTTTGTAATTCATTACTATATATTATAATGGGACTTAATTTTTTTGAATTTAATTATTTTCAGAATCAATATTTTTTAAATGTAAAAGATCAGAATTTAAATGAATTCTGAAACATGGAGCTAATGATTTCCATATATATTGTTGTGAATTTTTCATATTGATAACATCTAAATAATGAGTGTAAGTTCTATTTGATTGAACACACATATCACTAAACATAAAATTAGATATAATATTAATAATATCAATCGACATATTTGTATTAGACATATATTTTTCAAAAGAATGAATAGAAATTAGTTGTGCAATGATTTGAAATTGATTAGAATGTTTCTGAAGTTCTTGATCATAATATAATTCATTAATATCACAATAACCATCTGGATCTTGATTATTTAAATTATTTTCATCAAAAATTTCAATATAACGATTTTGAATGATTAATTCATTTTCTCTAGTTTTATGTTGAAGAACAGTAACTATTTCCCAATCATAATTATTATGTATAAAAAATCGTTTATGTTCCGAACGAGAATAATATTTAAATTGTACTATTTTATTATATTTATCCATTTTAGGTTTATATAATTTAGTAAATTCTTTATATATATGTAGTATCATTGTCGATTTTAATTTTATTTCTTTAATTTTTAATTTTAAATATTATTTATATTATATATCATGGACTTAAACAATATAATATTATTGATTTGTGTTATATTAGTTATACATTATTTTGTACCTTGTATTAAATTTGCCTCAATTGATAGGGATAATTTTAAAGTGGTAACAACAAGAAAAGGTGTAGTAATTAAATTATACCAAATGATGTATGATATAACAAGAATTATGGAAAAGCACGATATAGAATATTGGGTTGATGGTGGTTCGATGTTAGGTGCTATTAGACATGGTGGTATTATTCCATGGGATGATGATTTAGATATAGGAGTAATGGAAGAAAATGTTTATAAATTATTGACAACAAAATTTAAAAAGGATTTGAAAAATAGAGGATATAATATAGTTCCTTATGCTTTAGGGTATAAGATATTTTATAATCATGGTGAAACAATAAATAGATATAAATGGAAATATCCATTTTTAGATGTATTTGTCTATAAATTTGATAATCAAGATAGAACTCTTTTAACTATAGAAGAGAAGAACAATTGGTGGAAAAAATGTTATCTTGATCAAAAGAAAAAACAATTATATCCATTAAAGGATTATAAATTCGGAAATTATACAGTAAAAGGACCAAATAGTCCAATACCATATTTTATCAGATGTTATGGAAATGATTGGAATAAAGTAAAATATCAACAATATGATCATAAAAATGAACAAAGATTAGTAAAAGTAAAAAGTGCTTTAACAAAAGAGGATAGAAAACCAGCAGAACCTATTAATAAAACAAATAAATGGGCAGAAAATGTAAAAGAAGAAGAAGATTGAAATTGAATAAATATAGTTAAATTAATTTTTATTTTAATAATTTAATAGAATAAAAATTAAATTAATTATTTAGAATTTATGTTATACATAATAAGGAAATCTATTAGTCGTTTTTACGCGATTCCTCTAGGAAGGCATTATTATAACCACCTTTTGTTCTATGGGAAGATGAAAGAACCTCTTTATATCTCATACCCTGGCGAATAATGATTGCGACGACAAATACGAGAGATGCTAAAACTAATACTGAAGCGAATATTTTACCCCCGATTTTATATATAAAGTCAATAAATAATGTTGGGACAATAATAAGGAACGCAAAAAACATTAAGTGGCCGGGAAAGACAAATTCAACTGGAAATGATTGGCGGGAACTAGGTCCATAATTTCCTTGGTAAGTTTCAAACACAGGCTGTATCCAAGCTTTGTTGTTTGAAAACGCATAACGCATATGGTAATTCTGATTTTCCATAGCACATAAAATACTGGTAACAATATAAAGAACAAGAATAGCTAAATAAATTTTAGCATGAGCAGATAAATTTAATTTAAAATTTCTGATAGGATTAATCAGTTTATTTAAAATATTCATTTGGATATATATAATAGTTACAAATATATTTAAATAATCTAAATAAAAATTAATTATCTTCTAAATGTTGTTGGTAGTGGTGGAAATTCTTCAGGGTCTTCTATTCTCATATATAGTGGTTTATTTGTAATTCTTTGACAATTTTTTGACTTTAAATAAGATTGTAAATTTGGAGGTAATTCCTTAAATAGGTCTTTTCTACACATCGGACAAACAAATTTTTTAAGATTCATCAAACATTGAATACAAATTATATGTTTACAACTTGTTTTAGTTGTATATTTTTTAGTGTAACATACACAGCAATTCATTATATTATTTAATATATTATTTCAATTTTTTTATCTATATTTGGTATATCTAAAAAAATAATTTACAGGTATTATTAAATTCATTTCTACAAAATGGACATTTTGTTTTTCTAAGAGATGGTGCTACTCTTCTTTGCTGTATTCTTCTATCTAATGGGTCAATTCTTCTACGTGCTCGTCTATTATTTTCAGTTCTTCTTTGAACTCTTCTACTATCAGCATCATCACCAAAAATATTAGTTCTTCTATAAGGAAGTGTATTTGTTCCAATATTTGTTCCAATACTTGTTCTAGTAGATGATATATCAGGAGTAACAGAATTAGAAGGGGTAGTTGTATTAGTAGAAGGGGTATTAGTAGAAGTAGAAGTAGAAGTAGAAGTGGAGTTGGTAGTATTTTGATTAGTAGTAGTAAGAGGATTAAATGAAAATAAACTAGTAGATGATAATTGAGAGTTATTATTTTGAGATTGAGTAGAATTATTAGAAGTATTAGAATTAGAAGGACCATTTAAATTAAATGTTGAACCAGTTCCATCAGTATTAAATAGAGTAATAGAATAACTAGTAGGAATATCAACTTGAGTAGTTGCGGTAGAAAATGATAACGAAGAAGAAGCAGATTGTGCTTTATGTAATATAAGGCATTTATTACATATTAAATGACCACATGGAATTATTGCTAGATTAGATATGTTTGTAAAACATATTTTACATATTGGTGAATTTTTTTTCATAACTTGAACACTATGATATTTTGATACGCAATTTTTTAAGAAATTACATTCCATAATTAATAATTTATATTTTTTAATATCTTCAATCATGTTATTTTTTTCAATTAGGTCATCAATATATTTACTTAAACTTTCATTTAAAGTAGTATAATTTTCGCCTATAGTATTTTTCATATCTTGGATCATTTTAAAATTTTTATCATATAATCCACAATCTTTTTTAATTTTTTTTTCAAGTTTTAACAATATATCCCATTTACGAGTTATCCGTTCTTTTATTTTGTTAATAGATGTTTCAATGTGAATAAAATTAATATTTAGTTTTTGTTCGATATTTTTAATATGATTATATTCAGATGGTGACATATTTTTATAAGAGTATTTATATGCTTCAGGAATATTTTCAATATTAGACATATTATCTTTGGTTGTATCATCAATAGGTATAAGTGTTTGGTCTTGATCAGGTGCTTCATCATCGGGATAATATATATTTTTAAAATCAGTATTATTTTTATGATTAAATAGATTTGAGTTTTTTTCAAATTTTTTAACTTTATTGGTAATTTTAAAATTAGCAAATATTTTATCATGACAAATATTAAATTTTTTCATTAAAGAATCAAACACATTTATAGTATCAGGTTCATTTTCGTTTATTTCATTTTTGATATCTTCATCAATTATTTCAAAATTATCAGAAAATGAAACTTGATCATCAAAACGAGAACTAGGTTGATTACTAGGTATCATAGTTAATCGTTATAATATATAAGGAAAATAAATTTTATGATAGTTGTTGTCTATTTAATTTAGTTAATTCTTTAGCTTTTTGTTTATATACATTTTTTTGTTCATTAGTATATGTTCTCCAGATTTGTCCTTTAATTTTAGATACTTGTCCAAAATCGGCATTAGGAAAATCAATAAGTATTTCTTTTTCAATTTCTTCATCTTTCATAAATGCTGTCCAAGATGTAACTAATCCTTTTCTTCCTTTTCTTTTTTTAGGAGTTTGTTTTTGTTCTTTGATGGTATTGGTATCAATACCAAATACTTTAACAGTTTGTTCATTTTTAACAGGTTGTTCATCATTTGCGGATTGTGGTTCAGATTCATCACTAATAATAATGTTTGGTATTTCTTGTTTTATAGTAATATCTTGATCGATGATTTCATTTTGTACAACTTCTGCTAATTTTTCAATTTCTTCTTTAAGGGATTGTTGTTCATTATTTTCAATAGTAGTATATTGCCCGATTTCAGTGTTTAATTCTGCTTCAAGGTCAAGGTCACCAATTTCAGCATTTAATTCTTCTTGAAGTTCATTTCCGATAGAATCAATAATATCAGAATTAGCACTTAATAAATCATCATCTATATCAGAATCAATTAAATCGGTTTCAGAATCAGTAATTAAATCAGAATCGGAATCATATGTAATAACTTCTTTTTCTTCATTATCATCTATAGTATTAACATCAATTATTTTAGCATCTTCAGTTAGAGTAAATTCTTGATGTGCATTTTCAATAATAGTTTGTAACTGTTGTGATTTAGTAGGTAAATGTTTAGAAATTCTTTCCATAGAACTTTGTTTATTTACTTTAATTGGATTAACTTTAGGTGGGGTAGGTATATTTTTTTTAGATAATAATTGTTTTTTTTTTGTTACTTTTGTTTTATATGGATTACGGATATTTTTGGTTTGTTTTTTAGAATTTTGTTGTCTTTTTAAAGAAATTATTTCTTGTTTAGCCTTGTATAATTCATTTGCTATAATTTCTAATCGTTGTATCATTTTAGAATATTCTCTATAAGCAAAATAACATACAGCTCCTGCGATAGCGATAGTAATTGCGTGTCTAAATATAGGCTTTGATAGAAATTTGTTTAACATTTTCATGTTTTATATAAACTATATTTTAAAAAATATCAATATTCTAAACGCTATTATTGAAACGAATAAAGATTTAATTTTATTAGGTTATATTGTAATAAAATTAAATCTAATTATATTATATTCACAAACATACTTCCTCAAATGACAACTGTATTAAATCAAATCGCAACAACTGTCAAAGGTTGGAATTGGTTGAATAATGAAGAAAATCCATTTTTACAAAATATTGGTAACCAAAAAGTTTTAAAACTAGGTAATCAATTATCAACTATTTTTACAGAAAAGAATACTGATAAATTTACTATTAGTGTTCCAAATATTGTTGTAGTTGGCTCTCAATCATCAGGTAAATCGAGTTTATTAAATGCCTTAATCGGTTATGATATTTTACCAACTGGTAGTAATATGGTAACCCGAACTCCATTAATGGTTCATTTAAATTATAGTATATCGCTTTGTAAAGCAGAATTTGGAGATTACATAAATGGTCGTTGGACTGTATCGAAATCTTTTGATATGGAGAGTGATAAAATTAATCGTGATCAACAAAGTCAAATTCATAATGAAATAGAAGAATTGACAAATAAATTAGCAGGAAATCAAAAAGGTATATCTTATAAACCAATACATTTAAAAATTTATTCTCCAAATGTTTCAGATTTATGTTTAGTAGACTTACCAGGTATTACAATGATTGGTTTATCAGATAAAGGTCAATCAAAAGATATGCCTAATCAAATAAGAGAAATGATTGCAAATTATGTAAGAGATCCAAAATCAATAATTTTAACAGTAATGCAAGCAAGAACAGATTTAGAAGCAGATATGGGATTAGAATTAGTTAAAATGTATGATAGTACAGGTAGTAGAACTTGTGGCATTTTAACTAAAGTTGATTTAATGAATACGGATACAGATATATCTTCATATTTAAGAGGTGATATTTCGAATGAATTAAAATTAAAATATGGTTATTATGCTATTCGTAATAGAAATAAAACAGAAACAGCCTCTTTAACACCAATAGAAGGTTTAGTAAAAGAACAAGAATATTTTGGTAAACATCAAATTTATAAATATATAGATGAAAAACATAGACTTGGTGTAAAGAATTTAGGAATATCCTTAAGTAATATTTTATCAGAACATATAAAGAAAAATCTTCCAGGAATAGTAGATGAAATAAATAAAAAGAAATATGATGTTGAAAAAGAATTAATTAAATTAGGTTCCCCAATTCCATCTGATACTAAAGGTAAAGTGTCTCTAATCAGCAATATTATTTCAAATTTTTGTATGAATTATGTTAAAGCACTTGAAGAGAAATGTGGATTAAATTATGGTTTAAGGGTAAAGGATCGATTTATTCAATTTAGAAAAGAATTAAATGAAAATTTAGAAAAACGTAATACAGATGACGAATTACATAAATTAGTAAAAAATTGTAGTGGTAATCATATGGATTTTAGTATTTTTTCTATAGAAATTTTAGAAAAAGGTATTAGAGAATATAAATATATTCAATTACTAAAAGAACCATGTTTTAGATTAATTACAGATGTATCATTTTTATTAATTGAATTAACATCTAAGATATTGGCTGATAAAGAATTCAGTAGATTTCCCAAATTAGTGGAAATTTTAGAAGGTAAAATTGAAACTATGGTAAATAGACAACAAGAAACATTAAAAAATAATGTTCTTAATTTAATTAATATCGAAGAAAACTACATTTGGACAGAAAATAAAGTTTTCTTAGAAAATTTAAAGAAAATGTTTAAAGAATATAAAAATCCTAATGATATTAATATCATTAGAAGTTTGATTAATCAGTATTTCAATACAGTTAAATTTACATTCTGTGATCAAATACCGAAAATGACAATGTATCATTTAGTATCTAATATAGAGAAAAAAATTTATACTAATTTATTTGAAATTACTTCAAAAGATGAAATATTTATTGCAACTATTTTAGAAGAACCTGGAGAAATTGGTGAGCAAAGGGCTAAATTAGATAAATTTAGAACTAAATTAAATAGAGCAAAAAAATTACTCAGTAGAGATATGGATTAATTTACTCTTGGGTTGGTTGTTCAGATTGTCCTTGTCCAGAATGTTCTTGACGAGAACCTCGCATATCACGACCATCACGCATATCACGACCATCACGCATATCACGTCCATCACGTCCATCACGTCTATCACGTCCTCCACGATATCCTCCACGACCACCTTGACGGCGACCATCATTTTGACGGCGACCATCATTTTGACGGTTTTGAGAACGTTGTTCGGATAAGAGTGGTCCTCCATTTACACCAGTAACATTCGCAGCTTGAAGTTTTCCTGCTTTATTAGAATCAGCAAGAGTAAAACTAATATATTCACCTTGAGTAAGAGTTTTAAAACTATTCTCACTTTGACAATTAATAGCAGAATAATGGACGAATACATCTCTATCAGTTCCATCACTATCTCTATAAGTTAAAAATCCATATCCACGAGGATTATTAAACCATTTGACACGCCCAGTGAAAGTTTCAGTGGCGGTTTGTTCAGTGGTTTGTTCAGTAGTTTGTTCAGTAGTTTGTTCAGTTGTCATTTTTGATATTATTGTTTTAAATTAATTATGTTTTTTATCTTTAATTTAAAATAATTCCATTTTCAATTTTGTTTTTCATTTAATTGAATGTAGATTAATATTAATAGATAAACGAAATATTAAGGATTAAATGAAAATAAAATAGAATTTTTTATGTTTTATTTAACTAACTATTATATTTTTAAAATTTAAATACATAATTATGACTTGCGAACAAATTTCTGTAAAATTATTTAATCATCAACTTTTATCCATACAAGATATGGAAGAACGTGAAAATAAAAGAAAAATTGTTTATAATCATGATACGGTAAATAATGCATATAATTTACCTATGCGAAATAATGGTCGATATACAATAAATACAAATTTTAGTATTTTAGGAAATGATCCTGGTAGTGGAAAAACATTAATTACTTTAGCATTAATTGCTAGAGATAAAATCAGTTATGATAAACAAAAAGAAGTTTATAACACAGAAACAGATGAATATGAAATGAAAAATGTGTTTTCTCGTGACCAATTAAATGAATATTATACAAAAAAATATAAAAAATATGTTTATTCAGATAGTAGTTTAACAATTAAACATGAAGCAAGAATTAGATATCTTAATTGTAATTTGATTGTTGTACCACAAGGTGGTGTTTTTAGACAATGGAAACAAACTATTCAAAAACAAACAACTTTAAGAGCTAAATTTATTGAAACACGAAAAGAAATGTATGAATTACTTAATCCTATAATTGATGATGATATACCAGAAAATGCTAAACGATTATATGATTTACTTGAAAAAGATAATACACAAGTTCTTCTAGTTTCATCATCTTTTTATTGTAAATTTTGTGATGATTATTGTATGGTCAGTGAAAAAATATATTGGCATAGAGTTATTATTGATGAAGCCGATAGTATTAGATGTCCTGATATGAGATCTGTAAGATATAGATTTGCTTGGTTTATAACAGCAACTTGGGAATCTTTGAGAGTTCCAAGAAATAATGGTCTTATTAAAAATATTTTTAAAAATTATGCAATTTCTCTTATGGAAAAATTCGTAATCGAAAGAAATGATGAATATTATACTGAATTATTTAGAGATGTTAATAAAACTGAAAAAATTTATAATTGTATTGCACCAATATCTTATATTTCTAGAATCTCTAATTTTATTTCAGGTTCAGTTTTAGAAATGATTAACGCAAATAATTTTTCTGGTGCTATTAGAGAACTTGGAGGTCGTAGCGGAACTGGTGAAGAAATCATTGATGTATTAACTACTAATATTAGACGTAAATTAGATAGAGAAGCATATCAACGACAATATTATGCTAATAACTCATTTATGAATGAGAGAGAAAAAACAGAAAGATTAAAAAATATTGATGCTAATATTAAAAGATTAAAATCTCAATTAGTAAGTATTTCTGAAAGAGTTACTAATCTTGATGATAAAGAATGTGGAATCTGTTGTTGTGAATATACAGATCCTGTATGTTTATCTTGTACACACGTTTTTTGTAGTAATTGTGTATTACAATGGATACAAGTGAGAAATAGATCTTATCACAGAGGGAATGCTCCTTGTCCTTTATGTAAAACACCAATTGATTTACGACGAATGACTAAAATTATGATTAAAGAAGAAACTAAAGAAGAAGAAAAAGAAAAAGAAGAAATTGAACAACCAATGGGAAAGGATGAAACAATTCTAAAAATTATTAGAAATAATCCTAATGGTAAATTTATAATTTTCTCTAATCATTATGAATCATTTGCTTCATTTGAACGATTACTAGAATCTGATAGACAAGTAAAGAAAAGATGTAAAAGATTAAAAGGTAATGCTAATACCGTTTCTAAAACTTTACGTGATTTTGAAAAAGGTAAAGTTGATGTAATTTTATTAAATTCTCAGCATAATGGTGCTGGAATTGATTTACCTACTGCTACTGATGTTATATTATATCATAAATTACGAGAAGATCTTGAAAAACAAGTTATTGGAAGAGCTCTACGTATTGGAAGACCAAAAGAACTTCCTTTAAATATTCATAAATTATATTATGAAAATGAAAGAAATATCTTAACATAATTTATATTATAATGATTGAATATATTGAGTATATAAAGAAATTTATAATTGAAAATCAAGAATTAGTATTAGGACTTGTTATTTGTCTTTTTTTCTGTTATTTAGTTTTTGATAAAAAAATAGAACAATATTCTGATGCTGATGCAGCATTAAAAGAATTAGAAGAAAAAGCACAACAAGAACAAAAAGAATCGTGGGATCGTGATATATTTTGTACACAAGGTTGTATTAAAGATGAAAGAACTAAAAAAATTTTCCTAAAATTGGCTGAAAAAAATCATCAAAAATATTGTAAAGCTAAATGTTTTGATAAAGCAAATCTTAAACATCTCGCAGAAGTATGTAATAAAGAAAAATGTACTAAAGGCAGAATTGCTGGAGTAGCAAGAGATAATTGTATCAAAAATGGCGAATTTGGAGAAGAATGTTTAGGTAAATTATTTGGTGATTGTGGAGGTGTTTCGGCTTAAGTTTGTAAAATAAAATTGATTATTATATTATATATTAACTATAATATCGTAATGAATGATAATACAGATATGAAAAAGACTGTTTTAAACTTGATTAAAGACCCATATACATATGGTAATCAACTTTCTATTGAAAAATTAGCAAAAGTAATTGAATACGCAGATGATAAATATCATAATTCAACTGAAATATTTAGTGATGAAATTTATGATATATTAAAAGAACTTCTTATGAAACGGGATCCTACTAATGATATACTTAAACAAGTTGGTGCTCCTGTATCATCAAGTGATAAAGTTGATTTGCCTTTTTGGATGGGAAGTATGGATAAAATTAAACCAGATACATCTGCTTTAACAAATTATCTTAAAAAGTATGATGGACCATTTAATATTAGCGATAAATTGGACGGAACATCTGGAATGTTTCATTATTTTAAAGATAAAAAAGGATGGAAAACTAGATTATATACAAGAGGTAATGGAAAAGTAGGAAGAGATATTTCACATTTAATTCCATATTTATTTCCTGAAATAAAGAAAAAATTACCTAAAAAAGAAATTTGTTTAAGAGGAGAAATAATTATGTCTAAAGAAAAATTTTCTAAATATGATATGAAAAATTCCCGTTCATTAACAAATGGTGTAGTTAATTCTAAAAAAAGTATTAATATTGATATTCTTCGAGATACCGATTTCGTTGTATTTGATTTACTTGAACCAAGATTAAAAAAAAGTGATGGTCTAAAATTTGTTAAAAATTTTGGATTTACATCTGTTTTTAATAAAAATTTTGATACAATATCAAATGATAAATTAAGTGAAATATTAATGAAACGTAGAACAGAATCACCATATGAAATTGATGGGATTATCATTGAACAAGATAAAAAACAACCAAGAATTACTAGTGGTAATCCAAAATATGGTTTTGCTTTTAAAATGATTTTATCAGATCAAATTGTTGAATCTAAAATTCTTGATATTGAATGGAATGCTTCTAAACATGGTAAATTAACTCCAAGAGTTTTAATTGAACCAGTTATTATTGGGGGTATTACAATTAATTATCTTACAGGACATAATGCTAAATTTGTTAAAGATTATATGCTTGGTCCAGGTGCTTTAATTAAATTAACATTAGGTGGAGGAGTTATTCCTAAAATTCTTGAAACAATTAAACCTGCTACAGAACCTAAATTTCCAAATGTAAATTATCATTGGAATAAGACTAAAGTAGAAATTTTACTTGATGATATTAATCAAAATAATGATGTTTTAATTAGAAGAATAATTCACTTTTTTAAAAAAATGGAAACTAAATTTTTAGGTAAAGGATTAATTAAACGAATGGTTGAAAATGGATTTGAAAATATAAATGATTTTTTAAATGCTACTGTAGATGTTTTACTTCAATTTGATGGGATTAAAAATAAACAAGCAACTAAATTATATAATAGTATTCAAAATTCAATCATTAATGTTCCATTAGGTAGAGTTATGGATGCTAGTAATGCTTTTGGAGTTGGTTTAGGTGAAAAAAAATTTAATATGATTCTTGCTGAATTTCCTGATATTCTTACTCTTGAAGAAGATAATGATGTATTAGTTAATTTAATTGTTGGTATTAATGGATTTGCTCCAAATACCGCAAATAAATTTGTTATTAATTTACCAACCTTTAAACATTTTATTAAAGAACATCCTAAAATTAAGATTAAACTACATAATAACAAAAGAAAACGAGAAGAATCAAATGAAGGAAATTTAACAAATATAAATGTTGTTTTTACTGGTGTTAGAGATAAAGAACTTGAAACATATATCACTGATAATGGAGGTAAAATTTCGAATTCTGTTACTAAATTAGTAACTGTAGTTATTGTTGGTGATATTAATTCTAATAGTAGTAAGGTAAAAAAAGCTAAAAAGAATAATATTCCTATTATGATAATAGATGATTTTAAACAAACTTATATCGAATAATTTATTCGATTTAATTATAAAATTATTTACTTTCCAGTCCCAATTATTATTATTATATTGAATTTTGTAAAAATTTAATATAATTATAATGTATATTTAACATGGCTGACGATAAATGTATTATTTATTGCGAACCACCGCCACTTATGGGAGGTGGACCTAGTTCTGGAAGTAAAGGAAGTGGTTCAGGAGATACAGCGGTCGTTTCAACAGGTAAGTTTAAAAATATTGATGTCACTGAAACGGGAACAATTAAAAAGATTAAAAATAAATTATTTCTTGGTAATCAAGTTGATACATATTTGTTAAATGTCACCAAAATGTCTGGTTTCACTTTAGATGTTGGAAATAATTGTTTATGGTATGGTGCTGATGCTAGAAGTTTTATTAAATGGAGATCTACTGAAGATATATGGGAAACACAAGGTGTTAGTTATAAAATAGGACAAAAACCAGCTGGTTCTGACGTGGTTTCTAATCCAGCAGATGCGATTGGTGTTCGTACATTTGATTCTACTGGTTTAACATGGACTTGGACAGGAACAACTGTTGATAAAAAGGTTCATTTTGATGCTGCTAGTGATAGATGGATTTTCCAAAATATTGATTTAAGAATGGATAATACAACTATGAAGATATTTGATACACAAACATTCGCATTATCAGACCCTATTTTCGTTATCGGTGGTGTAACTGGTGTAGAAAATGATGGAATGGATAGAGGAATTAATTTTAAACATAAGGAAAGTTCTGTTGAAAAAGATGGATTTCTTGGATATAGGGAATATGATAATCGTTTAATTTATACACCTGAAGTTAATAATATAACTGGACATATTGTTGGATTAAATACTGATAGTGATGGTAATAATATATATGGTGATATGGAACTTAATGAAATTTATTGTTTTGGAATTAAACAAGAAAAAAATAATAGAGATTTTCTTTTACAAAGTGCTCGTGGTATTGATATTAAAGCGTTAGGAACTACTGCCGCCGATGATATTAATATTATAGCAGAAGCCTCAATTAATATTACCGCTAAAGAAAATGTGAGTAATGCGATTGATATTACTGCTACAAATGGTGGTATTAATATTCTATCTACCGGAACTAATTTAGGTGATGATATTGATATTACATCAACTACTTCAATTAATCTTATCGCAAATGAAGATATTCCTAATGCTATTATTGTAAGAGCGAATAATGGAGGAATCGATATAGTGTCTTCTGGAAATATTGCTAATGATGACATCGATGTAATATCTGCTACTTCAATTAATCTTACAGCTAATGAAAATACGCCAGATGCGATTGTTTTAACAGCCACTCATGGTGGTATTGATATAGTTTCTACTAGTGCTACTGACAATGATGATATTGATATTAGGGCTTATAATTCTGTTAATATTAGTGCTGATGAAGATGTTGCTGATGCTATTACACTTACAACAACTAGTGGTGGTATCGATATTACTGCTAATGGTTCTGATGTTGGACAAGATATTGATATTACTTCTAATGGCTGTTCTATTAATCTCACTTCTACTGAAAATGTACCTGACGCAATTACACTAACAACAACTGCTGGTGGTATGGATTTTACTGCAACTGGAACCGCGGGTGAAGATATTGATATTACTGCGAATGGTTCATCTATTAATTTAACATCTACTGAAGATATTGAAGATGCTATTGTATTAAAAGCAACAAATGGTGGTTTAGATATTCAAACTAAGAAAAATATTGATCTTGATACAAGTGATGGTCTTATTAATATTGGTTGTGATAATTCAAATTGTAATATTAATATTGGTGTTTCTGGTGTAAGAGTTATTACACTTGGTAGTTATTCCTCTAGTGTCGCATTAGAATCACAATCTATGAATTTAATAGTTCAAAATGATATTACTGTCGCTTCTGATGGGGGAATTGCTAGATTTGCTTCAAGTAAAGAAGGAACTGGTGCTGTAGTTTTAATAGCACCTAAAGGTGGTATAGATATAAAAACAGGAAATGTTAGTGGAACACCTGGTGATGATATTAATATTACTGCAACTAATTCATCTATTAATTTAACATCTACTGAAAATACTGCTGATGCTATTACTATTAAAGCAACTGCTGGTGGTATTGATATTGATTCTGTCGGAACTGCTGGTGAGGATATTGATATTACAGCAACTGGTTCATCTATTAATTTAATATCTACTGAAGATATTTCGGACGCAATTACATTAACAGCATTAAATGGTGGTATTAATATGACTTCCTCGGGAGATACTGCTGGTGATGATATTGATATTATTTCTACAACTTCTATTAATTTAACTGCTCATGAAAATGTTGCTGATGCTATTACGCTTAAATCATCCGCTGGTGGTATTGATATTGATGCTGTTGGAACTGCTGGTGAAGATATTGATATTACTGCTACTGGGTCATCTATTAATCTTATTTCAACTGAAGGAGTTAAAGATGCAATTACACTTCAATCTACTACAGGTGGTCTAGATTTAACAACATATGATGACATTGATATTAATTCAACAAATGGAACAATTAATATTGGTACTGATACAAGTAGTTCTAACATCAATATTGGAACAACCGGACAAAGAAGTATTATTGTTGGTGGAACACAATCTTATGTTACATGGTTTTCTGAAACTTTAAATTTTGAAACACAAGTTATTAGTTTAACAGCAACACAATTTGAAGCTAATTCTATTACTTTTGAAGCACAAAATGGTGGAATTGATATTAAATCTTTTGGTACTACTACTAATGATGATATTGATATTGAATCCGCAACAGCTGTTAATATTAAATCTACAGAAAATACAGCTGATGCAGTTACAATAAAAACAACCGCTGGTGGTATTGATATAATATCTAGTGGATCCGCAGGTGAAGATATTGATATTGAAGCATCTTCATCTATTAATTTAAAATCTACAGAAAGTGTTTCTGATGCTATTACTATTAATGCTACATTCGGTGGTATTGATATAGATTCTATTGGAAATGATATTGATATTACATCTGCCAAATCTATTAATTTATTATCTAATGAAAATGTTCCTGACGCAATTACAATTAAATCTTCTGCTGGTGGTATTGATATTGATGCTGTTGGAACTGCTGGTGAGGATATTGATATTACTGCTACTGGTTCTTCTATTAATTTTACTTCTACTGAAAATGTAAATGATGCAATAACAATGACTGCTATAAATGGTGGTATTGATATAACTGGATTAGGTGATGATGAAAATGATGATATTAATATTACAGCAACACGTTCTATTAAACTTTTATCTAATGAAGATGTTTTAGACGCAATCAGTATTAAAGCTAGTGCTGGTGGTATTGATATAATTTCTTCTGGCACAACTGCTGGTGATGATATTGATATTAAAGCAACTACATCTATTAATATTGAAGCAAATGAAAATGTTCCTGATGCTATTACTATAAAAGCAACCGCTGGTGGTATTGATATTGATGCTGTTGGAACTGCTGGTGAAGATATTGATATTACAGCAACTGGTTCTTCTATTAATATTACTTCTACTGAAGATATTCCAGACGCAATCACAATGACAGCAACAAATGGTGGTATTGATATTACTTCTTCTGGAAATACTGCTGGGGATGATATTGATATTAAAGCAACTACATCTATTAATATTGAAGCAAATGAAAATGTTCCGGATGCTATTACTATGAAAGCAACCGCTGGTGGTATTGATATTGATGCTGTAGGAACTGCTGGTGAAGATATTGATATTACAGCAACTGGTTCTTCTATTAATTTGACATCTACAGAAGATATTGCTGACGCAATTACTATTAACGCAACAAATGGTGGTATTGATATTACTTCTTCTGGAAATACTGCTGGTGATGATATTGATATTATTGCTACAACTTCAATCAATTTAACAGCAAATGAAAATGTTCCTGATGCTATTACTATGAAAGCAACCGCTGGTGGTATTGATATTACTTCTACTGGAAACGACGCAGGTGATGATATTGATATTAAAGCAACCAGATCTATAAATTTGGAGGCAAATGAAAATGCAACTGACGCAATAACAATAAAAACAACTGCTGGTGGTATTGATATTGATGCTGTTGGAACTGCTGGTGAAGATATTGATATTACTGCAACTGGTTCTTCTATTAATATTACATCTACAGAAGATACAACAGATGCGATTACAATGACAGCAACAAATGGTGGTATTGATATTACTTCTTTAGGTTCTAGTGGTGGAGATGATATTGATATTACATCTACTACATCAATAAATCTCTTATCTAATGAGAATGTGAATGATGCTATAACTCTTAAAGCATCTACTGGTGGTATTGATATTGATGCGATTGGAATTGCTGGACAAGATATTGATATTACAGCAACTGGTTCTTCTATTAATTTAACATCTACTGAAGATATACCTGATGCGATTACAATAAACGCAACAAATGGTGGTATTGATATTACTTCTTCAGGTGATACTGCTGATGATGATATTGATATTACTTCTACAACATCTATTAATTTAACATCTAATGAAGCAGTTGATGATTCTATTGTAATAAATGCTATTGGTGGTGGTTTAGATATACAAACTGAAAAAACAATTGATATTAATGCTAATACTGGTGCTATTAATATCGCAACTCAATTTAATACAGTTCCTGTAAATATTGGTACAACTGGAGCAAAAAATATTAATATTGGTAATTTAACAGCAAATGTATCTGTTGAATCTTCTTCTATCGCATTTCTAACACAAGAAGCAATTTCTATTCAAACAAATGATGGTACTTTAACACTTTCTTCTGTAAAACCAGTTGATGAAGCATTAATTCTTAAATCTATAAATGGTGGTATTGATATTGATGCCCAAACATATTTTAATTTAGAATCTCATGGAAATTTTGCTGATGCTATGAAAATTAAAGCAACCGCTGGTGGTATTGATATTGATGCTGTTGGAACTGCTGGTGAGGATATTGATATTACTGCAACTGGTTCTTCTATTAATTTAAAATCAACAGAAG